ATCGTATTCGATTTCACTGTGTAAGATGTCAACTACTTGACCGCCTATATCATTAACCTCTACAAGCACATGTGCTTTATTATAATCTGTTGCAATCTTATTTATAATATTGGGAAACAGCATCGGCGCAATAGTGTTGTTTCTATATTTAGCAACCATTTTATATGGCGCTTCGGTTACATTTACAACAACAAACGCCGAATAATCTCCTCCAATACCTCTTGAGGTGTCAACTGTCATAGCATATACTTGGTTTGGTACCGGTTCTTCGTAAATGTCTACACCAGCATTTGAATAAATTGGATCCATGGAACTCATGTTACCAATTACTCGACTGCTAATAAGCGTATTACTTGAACCTAAAAATGCGCATAGAACTTCTTGGTTAAATTTAAGTTCACCCAAAAGTCTTAATTGGTCGTCTGCCCACTTCTCGTCACGACCTGGAATCTCCCAATAAGGAATCTGCATGGATACAAATCCATTGATTCCTTTTTCTGCTTCGTTCCAAAACTTCCAAAAATGATTATACCCCAGTGGTGTAGAAGTAAGCAAAATCTTGGTTGTTTCACCCGAAGAAATTGTAGGATAAACTGAAGCAAAGAACTGTTCTGCTACGGTGTTTTGAATAATGGCCGCTTCGTCAATATACAACCAGTTGACGGATTTACCACGAATACCTGAGGATGTTGTGGCGGAAGTAAATAACTTTGATCCGTTTTCTAGTTCTACGTCACCTTTGTTCCATGTCTTAACACCCTGTTGCATCCAGATAGGAAGATTTTCATACATGCCTTGATATCTGGACATAACTTCACGGGCAGCAGAACTCTTGTTTGCCATAATGGCAACTGATTTGTTATCTTGAAAAAGTGTGTACCATAAAATGCAAGCGGCTGAGGTAATTGTTTTACCTTGCTGTCTGCCTTCCATTAGAATAACCTTGCGGTTATTAAGTATTAAATCAACTTTTTTCTTCTGACACTCGTATAACTTAAATGGTATTAGACCACGATCAAGTGACACGATCATGCAGTAATTTTCAATAAAATAAATTGCATTTTCCTGACATTTTGCCAGTTCCACCAGTTGCTCTTCTGTAAACTGATGTGCATGTCCAATTGGTTTTAAATTAATATTACCATGATAAGAGTGGTCTTCGTAATCACTCATTGTCAATATTTCTCATTTTTTCAGCCTTTAGAGCCTTTAATAACTCTTGTGTGCTTCCAGCAAACACAAAATTGTTCTGAGTTTCGATTGGTTGTTTCTTACCAACATCTTCTCTAATCTTTTTTGTCTTTGCTTGAACGTCCATTAAATCTTTTGCAGTATCCGCTGATACCTTAATTAACTGGCCAACAACTTCGTATGCGCGAGGGCTATCGCTACCGCGAGCAACGTTTAACATACCATCAATTGCTTGGTCGCCTTTTTCCAAAAGGTCTTTTAGTTTTTGTCTTGCTGTGTTATAATCATCTTCAACATCATTACCTGAAGTAACAACTGGAAGTTGACTTTCTAACGGAACAACATCTTTTGCTTCTATGTTAAATGTTTTGTCAAGCGAAAGATAATTATTCGGCGTTGTAGTATTCATCAAACTGCTCCACATAATCCCAGTTATCCGTAGGTAACGATGGGTCTGGTGTATAAGTCACTTCATATTTAGTGCTAACGGTTGATGTAGTATCCAGAGACGTATATGTTTTGGCAATTGCAGTCTTAATATAACCTTGATTGGATACTGGTCCATAGAAATTCAATTTCATTGTAAAATTTAGATTCCATATGACACTTCTTCTGGCAAGAAAATCGCCAGCATAGTCATCTTCGTAACTAACACCATCCAAAAGTATTTGTAAGTCTCGTTTAATACCCATTTCAGGAATATCATTAATTGAAACGTTGAAGTCTGGATTAAAAAACGGTAGAATTTGTTCTATTATTTGTAAACCATCGTCTTGGTTTTTAGCAAACGCATACATGGCAATGTTCATATTAAATGGTGTGCTTGTGTATTGCGTTTGTACGCTGTCACTATAAGTTGAGTTTGTATTAATATTCTTTTGTACGATACCAAGTCTTCTTGCTGGGTCATAAGTTAACCCCGTCATTTCAAAACCTATTCTAGGCAAAGATATTGCGGTTGATCTTGTTTCAACATCGGATTGTGCCGCAATTCTGGCAATAAACTTTTGCTTTGGCGAATAGGAAAGAGGCACACGTAAAGACTGCAAATAATTGCCATCGGTATCTTTTCTTTTAATCTCTATTTGATTAAAGATAGTACCAAAAGCAATAATTGCCTTTCTAACATGACTATGATAAAAGTATTGTTTTAAGAACATTATGTTTTAACCTGTATTTCACCAAAAGGATTTATTGTAGTAAAATCCAAAATACCTTCGCCTTGCAACTCAAAATCATTATTGTCGGATAATGGGTCAATTAATTTGGTATCATAATTCTGTAAGGTTATAGAATCGCCAGTCTCTAGCAATAATAACCCGGTGCCTTCTTTAAGTAACTGCCAGGCAAATACGTCTTGTGACTTTGCGTCCATAATAGAATCAATTTCCGTATTACCGGTATTAAATCTTTCTGAACTAACTTCAAAGGTCTGACAGGTTAACGTGTAGACATAAATTTTACCCAGTTGAAAAAACGGGTTCTTATAGTCTACGTATTTGATTTCAAAAAAAGTCTTTGTTTTTGGAAAGTATAGCAAGTCGCCTTCAGTGGGCCTTGGTAACTGTAGATCAGTTGCGTAGGTGTTTACCGATTCGTCCCATCTTCTCTTTGAAACCACAAAAGATGCTTGGTCGCGAATTTCAAATCCAAATTTGGAAAAAATATCTCCGTCGCCTTCGTATCCTTGCACGTTATTAAGATACATTTCAATTGGATAAAACTGAGCAAAGAAAGCCAACGGGTCTTCACCAAGAATATCATTCTGGTCATACGTTGTTCTAGGAAGATAATAGACATCATGACCGTAGATTTTTAGAGACTCAATAACTAAGTCTTCCATTAATCTCTGTTCGTTTGTGGTGCCTGATGTATTTCCAGATTGAAAGTAGAAATTTGTGGGCATGTTTTATCCCACCATAAAATCGATGGGAAGTTCTGACCTTAATTGCATCTCTTCTTCGATTACTTTGATCTCATCAAACGCTTCTTGATAAATTTCACCACCGTTTAGAGTTGTGCCGCCTGGTAGTTGAATGCCTCCAAACTTTTTCATATTTTCGCCCCATTGACGTTTGATCAATGCGGTTGAATAACGTTTTAGAAACATATCATTATACACTTTAGTATAAACAGTAGGATCTAAAATTTTATAGCATTCGATAATGATGTATTCGCCTGGAGTAAATACTTCATTCCAGTTAACGTCAATCATTAACTTGTCCATTTTGCGGTTAAACCGAATTGAACGTTGACCAACCAACAACATATCAAGCATGGCAAGATTTTGTTTTACTTGGGTGTAATACGTCATGTCGGCGCCAAGTAAATTGTACATGTCGTTTAGTCTAAACTGATAGACCAAATCAAACATATTATTTGCGTTTGAAGAACCTGTGCTGGCGCCGTGAATGGGAAGTACTTTAATTACTCCTATAATACCGTCAGTAACGGCTAAATAACCATTTTGAATATCGCCGTTTACAAAGTGTGTTGATGCGGCCAATGCTGCACTGTATCCAGAACTGGCACCGGTAACTGTTTCACCGGCGGTAAATGTGCCTGTAATTTTGCCAATAGTTAACGTGTTACTATCTTGTACTGCGTAAACACTAGCAAAGGCATCGGAAGATTGGCCCGTAATAACTTCGTTTAATTCAAAATTGGCAGCAGTATATGAGGCAAGGTTCAAAGAAGCACCAGTAACTTGGTGCTTCAAGTAAACTCGCTCTACGCCGTCGAAATGAAACTCTTGGAAATATTGCAAGGCATCATCAATACGGTCGGAAACCTGGTCTTCATCGACGTTAATTTCGATAACCGGAAATCCTAACCTGCGTAGGCAGTAATCTATTAACCCCTGTCTACTAGAAATGGTCATTTAATTTCCTTAATTAAGCAAAGCTCCAGAAGAGTCATAAATTGCAACGCGAGCGATAGAATACCACTGTGTAGATGATGATGCCATCAATTCAATTGAACCGTTTGAAGCAACAGAAATAGCAACATTAATTGATTCAGCATCTATATATGAAGAAGTTACAGGATAGATTTTGAGAGTGTTGGCACCCTTATTGACAATTACAATTCTACGCCCAGCAGTACCAGTTGGGAGTTTGACTCCAGTATTAGCGTTTGTATAGGTTAGACCAGTTGGCGTACCTGTTGTTGTGACAATTGCAACGCTTGATGTTGTCTGAAGAGTAAATGTTGTTGTACCGTTTGTTGCAGAGACCTTATAAACATTACCAGTTGCATAACCAGTAATTGTTCCAGTGCCTCCAAGAGTACCAGTAATTGTTATAGTATCATTAACTGCCAGTGTAGTTGCGGTGCAAGTAAACTGACCAGCAGTACCAGAAATTACTACACCGGCAAGGGCTGTAGATGCGCTAACTGTAGTAACTACGTTATAATCTACGGTTAGAGCAGTAGCACCCGCTTGAGTTGAACCCGCAGCAGAAACAGCGTTGTTATTATCTACAACCGCACCATTTAGTGCAGGTGTTACAAGTGTTGGACTAGTGGCAAATACTAACGAACCACTACCTGTCTCGTCGCTAATTACACCAAGAAGTTCGCTTGATGTAGTGGCGGCAAATGCACTTAGTTTATCTGCAACATAAGCAACTGTACCGCCAGTACCAAATGCAACAGAAGAAGCATCAGTACCAGTGAGCGTTAATGTATTACTTGCGGTTAATGTCTTGCCATCAGCAACAGTTAATGTTGATCCAGTTGCTGGTGCAGTAATAGCAACCTTGTTAACAGATGTGGCAGTTGCAGCACCAATAGTTGGTGTTACAAACGTTGGGCTTGTGGTAAACGCAACCGTACTACTACCACTTTCGTCAGTAAGAGCGGATGCAAGGTTAGCACTAGAAGGTGTTGCCAAGAACGTTGCTACACCAGTACCAAGACCAGAAACACCCGTAGAAATTGGAAGATCAGTTACGTTAGTTAAAGTACCAGATGCAGGAGTACCAAGAGCGGGTGTTGTTAGTGTTGGGCTGGTAAGTGTTTTGTTAGTTAGAGTCTGAGTTGCCGTTACACCAACAACTTCGTAGTAGGTTGAACCGTCAATAGTATATTCCCAAATATCGCTGGTTTCGTTCCATCTAAAAACAGTATTGGCAGAACCGCCGCGAGAAATTTCTAAACCAGCATTTTCTGTTGGAGAACCTGAAGTAAGGTTGCTATTTAAAAGAATTAGATTGTCAGCAAGATTGATTGTCTCAGTATTAACTGTTGTGGTTGAACCGCTTACGGTTAAATTGCCACTTACCGTCATATCGTTAAACGTGACGTTTGAGCCAGTGCCTACGGCTTGACCGATTGAAAACGCACCGCTAGAATAAGAAACACCGGTGCCGGCACTTAAGTGAGCGCGTACTTCCGCAGCAGAGGGACCAGTATATGTAAATACGCCGGAAGCATCACTGTAAGAAAACGAACCATCGCCGCCTGCGTCTGTGGCAGAAACGGCAGCCCTAGCGCGAGTATCTGTAAAATATTTATTTGTTGGCGAAACAGCTTCAGCAACGTTGTCTGCGGTAACAGTACGTGTGCCGCCTAGAGAGACGGACGTACCATTAATTGTGATAGAACTATTGGTTAAAGAAGCATTACCAATGTTTGTTAGAGTATTTGAACCACCGCTAATTGTCTTATTGCTAAGAGTTGTGGTGCTGGCCGCAGTTAATGCGCTTGTATTGGTCAAATCTGCCTTAGCAACTTCAAGTCCACCTTGAGTTGAACCATCATGCACTACTACAGTCTTTTTGGTAGTATCTACGGTTACTTCACCTACAGCACCCGTAAATGTGGCGTGCTGAACAGTTGTTCCCCTCCTTAATTGTACTTGTGTTGGCATCGTTTATCTCCTAAAATTTATGTGAGGGCGCCTAGATCGGTAATGGACAACGCCCCGGTTGGCGTTACGCTTGCGTCAAAAGAAACCGTGAGACCGATGCCAAAAGCATCTACAGTTGGTGCTGTCAAATCACCGTAATCACCGGTTGGAAATACTAGTGTTGCATCAGCAACAGCATAATTGGCAACCTGAACAATATTGTCCGATGAATCGCGTACATAAATTGACTTATCGGAAGTATTTATTGCAATTTCACCAACCTCAAGATGTGCTGTGGTTGGAACCGAACTAGATGTTTCTGATCTTTTTAATTTAATTACTGCTGCCATTTAATTTCTCTTTTAATTGGTTTCTGCGTCAGTGTATGTTGCGAGTTGTACTTCATTTGCCTTTAGTCTAGATTTCAAGGATGACAAATCTTTATCCGCTGAAGGCAACTTTTTATCAATTTTTTTAACTTCCTCAACTTTTGCACCAACTTCAACAAAATGCGCCGGCGTAATATTGGCCGGCGGGGCATTAAGTTGTTGGCTCAGTTCTACCAATTTAGGTGCCTCTTGTGCCGCTGACAATTGTAACTTCTGATTTTCCCTTTCCATCACATTAAATTTTGCTTTTAGTGACAGGTTTTCGGTAGTTAAAGAATTTACTTGTGCCATTAACAATTTAATGTACTCATTAATTAAGTCAGTATTATCCATAGTATAATCGCATTCCTATTTAGTTAAGTAAATGTTACCACACCAGCATCTAATGTTGGTACGTTGGACATGTTTGCGCGAGCAAGTTCGAATCCACCTTGAGTAACCCCATCGTGGACCCGAACTGCCAGTTTCGTTAAGTCAACCGTAATCTCACCAGCCGCGCCGGTAAAGGCGTTGTTTTGATTTGTTGTACCGCGTTTAAATTGTACTTGAGTTGACATTTACCATCCTCTCGTTTAACTCTCGTTTAATTTGGATGATAAATCTCTTAGTAACTACCACCATCAAGAACATTTGACCAAACAGGTGTGCCGGCGTTTGATTTCAAGAAGTATGTATCCGTACCAGCAGCAGTTACTTGAACGGCGCTTGCGCCGTTGCCATAAAGAATACCGTTTGAGGTAAATGTACTTACGCCTGTACCACCATCGGCAACTGTTAGATCGGTAATACCTGTGATAGTACCGCCTGTGATATCAACAGATGATGACTCAAGATTTGCAACAAGGGTAGCAACAGCATAACCTGTACCCGCTGTGTTAACCGTTGTCGTTGGAGCAGTCTGAAGACTCTTAAAGATTTTCCACTTGTCGTCAGACGCATCGCGGAAAATACCAGAGAATAGATCCTGTGTGGTGCTGGTGTCGTACAGACCGTAAAGACCAATATCAACAGCATCGGTTGCATTATTATCTTTAGCAACAAAGACCATTGGATCGGTTACAGATAATGTGGTTGAGTTAACAGTGGTTGTTGTACCCGAAACAGTTAAGTTACCAGCAACAGTTACGTCAGCACCCGAAAGTGAGATTGCAACAGTACCGTCAGATGCCTGAATGTCGTTACCGCCAATCTTAAGATCGCCAGCAACAATTACGTTACCAGATGCGGCAACAAGTGTAAGTGCAGTTGCACCATCAGAAGCAAGGATGTCGTTGCCGCCAACTTTAAGATCACCAGCAACAGTTACGTTACCTGTAGTATCGGTAAGAGTAAGTGCAACTGTACCAATAGCAGACTTAATATCTTGACCGCCAACGATAAGATCGCCGTTAGTCTTAACATCGCCTGAACCAGAGAAGGTAAGAGCAGCACCGCCGCCGTTCATCTTGATGTCATTACCGCCGACTGTTAGGTCGCCGACAAGGGTAACATCTTCAGTAAGAGCAACAGTTACGCCAGCATCTTCTGAACCTGAACCTGAGATAGAAACTTGGTTTGCAGTTCCAGTAACAGTAGCAACGTAGTTACCAGTTGTGTCAGTTCCAAGAGCAACCGAGTTAGCAGCAATCGAAACAACGCCACCTTCAGTTACTGTAATGTCTCCTGAAAGACCAGCATAGATGTAATCACCGAGATTTTCAGCAGTTACTTTACGGTTTGCAGTCGCAGATGCATCATAAACGAGGAATTCGTCTGCATCGGCAAGAGTCTCTACTGCTGTTGTTCCGTTTACGTCAACAACGATACCTACTGAATTGTCTGAAATCGTTGTCTTGATACCAGCAGTACCAGCAAAAGTCAGAGT